CACTTATGCAACACCTTGTCCACAGGCTGTGGGTAACTTGGTGCGAGATCGTACTTGCGACACCTGGGACTATAGGTGTACAACACCACATCAGTGTGGTCGACCCGGTAGTCCACTGGCCGCTAACAGCCAGCCCGTTCAGGTGCGAAACCTGGTAGGGAAGCAAAGGTGAGATCTTTGCGAACAGAGGGGTTCCAGTAGCACTGTGGCCGCAAACCCATTGCCACCTCTAGTTGAGTGCATGACGCTCCTAGACGCCCCCATCCGCTTCGCTGCTGTGGACGCCACGATGATGGTGATGGTTACTCGGCGATCGTCCAGGGGACGCTCACCGAGTGGACCCTGGGATCAGTAATGGGCCAGGACTCTGCCGCTTTTTGCCGCATCTGAGACACTTCGGCTCTATAGGTGATGGACCTTACCGACTTCCTTGGCGACCACAGGCACATTCAGTTGGTGGAGTGGTTGACGACACCGCACGCCCTTCGTGTCGAGCAGGGTTTGCCCACTACTCAGGTGGCGTTTGCTGAGAGCGTTGGGGCTTCGCCTCGTACGGTGCGTACTTGGATGCAGCGGGATGATGTGCGGAAGGCCTGGTCGAAGCAGGCCGATCTGGTGGTTGGCGATCCGCAGAACATCCAGGAGGTTCTGGAAGAGATGCGGGATTTGGCGTTGGATCGGTCGAACGGCAAGCAGGTGCAGGCTGCGAAGTTGTACTTGGAGGCTGTTGATGCGATCAAGCCGAAGGACAACACGGTTGAGGTGAAGATTTCGACGGAGCAGATCCGTGAGATGTCTGATGATGAGTTGGACAGGAAGATTGCGGAGCAGATGGCGATTATGGAAGCAGAATCTGCGTTGAATGCTGGCAACCTGTGAGCGGGTTCCTTACGAATCTGTCGCCTGAGGTTCGCCGTCAGGTCATTGACCTTCTGGCTCAGCTGGGTGTTGAGCGGGGCCGTATTGATGAGATTCTGAGTGGTTCGTCCACGGTTGATCATGGTGCCTTGTTGGGGTTGGGGGACAACGATCATCCGCAGTATGCGTTGGGGACGGCGTTGACGGATGAGGCGACGTTGCGGGCGAATGCTGACATTGCGCTTGGTATCCGTGTCGATACCGCTGATAGCGGCATTGCTGACAATGTGACTGACATTGGGACGAATGCGGCTGCTATTGGCGTGAACGCTGCCAATATTGCGACGAATGTGACGGACATTGGGACAGCCCAGTCTGCTGCCGATGCGGCGCAGACGGATGCCGATACTGCTCAGGGGGCGGCGGATGCCGCTCAGGCTGATGCTGATACTGCCCAGGCTGCTGCTGTGGCAGCGCAGGGGTCTGCTGATGGTGCCCAGGCCGACATTGATCAGGAGATCATTGATCGGGTTGCTGCTGACGCTTTGAAGGCTGACATCACCTACGTCGATGCAGCCGACGCCTTGAAGGCCGACACAACCTATGTTGATGCAGCTGACGCTCTGAAGGCCGACATCACTTACGTTGATGCCGCTGATGCGTTGAAAGCGGACATCACCTATGTTGATGCCGCCGACGCACTACTGGCCCCGATTGCTTCCCCCACGTTCACAGGAACCGTCACCGTCCCTGACGAGTTGACGTTCCCTGCTGGGACGGGTACGAAGCTCAAGTTGTCGCCTGGTGGTGCAGGGGCGAACTACACGATCGGTGTTTCCAGCCAGTCAATGGATTTCAACACCCATTTGTCTGGACGGTTCCAGTTCACCCAGAACTGGGGTGCAGGCACCATCGGTGAGTTGGACGAACTCGGTTTCCAGGTTGGCACGGCCGCTACGTTGGGCGATCACCTCACAAACAAGACGTACGTTGACGGTGAGATCACCGCCACCGAAGGACTCGTCACTGATCACATCAACGACTTTGTGGACGCCCATGATGCTGCTGGCATCTCGTATGACGGCACGTTGCTGTCACCCACTTCGAAACTGTGGCACCCTGACACGATCATCGACCTTCAGAATTCGAACACGACGATCATTGCTGAGATCGATGGGCGCATCTCTGCTGGCGACACCGACGCCATCATTGATGCGATCAACGATTGGACTGGTGGCGACTCGACCATCACGAACTCCGATGTCTTCGAAGCCGAAGTCATCGTCGCTGATGCCATTGCCGCTGGTGCGGTGATTGCGTCGAAGATTGGTGCGAACGCTGTTGAGACATCGAAGTTGGCTGCAACTTCGGTGACGGCTGCGAAGATCGCCACGGACACCATCACGGCCACACAGATCGCTGCTGGCACCATCACCACAACCGAGATTGATGCAAACACAATCACGGCAGGCAATATTGCTGCGGGCACAATCACGACAACTGAGATTCAAGCTGGGACGATCGTTGCGACCGACATCGCCTCAGGGACGATCACTGCAACCCAGATTCAGGCTGGGACAATCACGACGGCTTTGATGACAGCCAACACGATCGACGGTGACCGCATTTCTGCGGGCACGCTGGATGCGTCAAAGATCACGGCAGGCAGCATCACAACAGACCGCATGACGGTGGGCACGATCGACGGTGACCGCATCACGACGAACACCCTTGACGCTGCGGCGATCACAGCGGGGACGATCACCACTGATCGGATGACGGCAAACACCATTGATGGTGACCGCATCACTGCGGCCACCTTGGACGCCGCCAAGATTGTTGCCGACTCCATCACAGCCAACGAGATCGGTGCGAATGTCATCACTGCGGACGAGATCCAGGTGGGGTCGCTAACTACCGCCACGATGACTGCTAACAGCATTGACGGTGACCGCATCGCTGCGGGCACCTTGGATGCCACCAAGATCACAGCTGATAGCATCACAGCAGGCCAGATTGACACTGGGGCTATCACATCGGATGAGATCTCTGCGTTCGCTATCACAGCGGACAAGATTGCCACGGATGCGTTGACCTCATCGAACTACATTGCGCCTGGCACGGGTGGCCCGTACAAGAGCGAAGTGTACACCACGGAAACGTCGCTGGACTGGACTGGCACCACCCTGACGGGTACTGACAGCCTGTTTGTTGTGGGCGACATTGGGCGTCAGGTTCTCATCGCCTACTCGGACGAAGGGTGGCCTTCTGGCCCTGTCTCTGGCAGCTGGGTTGAGACGTTCGTTGAGATCACAGGGTTCACGGATGCGAATACTGTCACGGTTGACACCAACGTGTCTACCGTGCCTGATCTGGAATGGATTGGTTACTTCATCCTGCCGACTGCGATCGGTTCGGACTTCGCTGGTGCGGGTGCGTTCTTCGACTTGGCGAACGGCACTCTGATCACGAAGGGTTTGCTTGTCGATGGCGCTACTGGTGACCTTGCGGTTTCTGGTGCGTTGGAAGCCACATCGATGGTGATGTTGGATGGGTCTGGCGACCCTGCTGTGGAGTTGACCACGTCCCCTGATGCTGTACCTTCGTTCTCGGCTGATGCGGCGTTGCAGTTCGGTGATAGCGCTTCGATTGACAACCTGTGGTGGGGTAACGACGGGTTTGTATCTGAGGCGGTCGGCTTGTACGGGTCGTTCTCGTCTTCGACCACAGTTCCTTCTGCGCAGGTTGAGGTGCAGCACAACATCACGGACGCCTTCTTCACGGCTTCGGCCCGTGAGAAGAAAGCTGCCACTGGCTCGGACGGTCATTGGGCGTCGTTGTCGTTGGGTTCCATAGGGTCCGTCTCTTTCGGGGCAGGCGATTCGGCTGGCAACAGCATGTTGTTGTCAGCAATAGAGTCTGCTGGCACGTGGGTGATGGACGCCTCAAACGGCATCGACTTGGACGTTGACGGCGACAACATCATCGCCGTTCATTCTGCTGGCGCTGATGTCATAGGCCAGTTGGGCGTTGAACCCGCTGGTTCTCCCCCCGTCGTTATGGGTCATGTCTACGGCACGTCCTCAAAGTATGGCGGCGTTGCGGGCGAGGCAGGCTATTTGCTTCTGACGGCGGGCAACACAGGGAACGTGAACGGCACGCTGTACCTGCGCACGAAGGGTACGGGTAGCGTTGTCCTTGGTGGCGGTGGAATCAATGCCAACAGGGCGACGTTCAACGCTACTGGCATGGTGTTGGCTGGTGTTTCGGACTGCGATGCGGTTGATACGAACTACGGCTCTGCTGCGGCCCCAGCACATTCGTTCACTTCTGACGGCGATACGGGCATGTACAACGAGTCTGCGAACTCGTTGGCGTTTGCGACTGCTGGCATCAGGCGGGTGTGGCTGAACACGAGCTTCTACGCACGGCAGGTTTGGTACACGGCGTCCACCGCAGGGGTCTACGCCCGTGTGATCGATTCGAACGGTCGAATGGCGTACCACTCATCTTCGATCCGTGTGAAGAAGGATGTTGAGGACATGGAGTTGGACCGTGCCAAGGACATTGTGTCCAAGGCCCGTCCTGTGTGGTTCCGTTCGAAGAACGAAGTGGATCGTGGGGATCATTCGTTCTACGGTCTGATTGCTGAAGAGTTGGCTGAGGTCGATCCACGGTTTGTGCAGATGCGCCCCGAGGACGACTGTGGGTGTGAGATCCCTACGGACGATGAGGGCGTGCTGCCAGTCGACTGGATCGACTATCACACCTGTGACGTGCATCCTGGTGGCATCGATTATGCCACCCTGGTTGCCCCGCTGCTTGCTGTCGTCAAAGACCTGTCGGAGCGCCTGGAAGTGTTGGAAGGCAAGAACAAGTGAGTGAAGCAATGACGGGCGCACAAGTGCAGGAGATGCTGTATGAGCGGGAGCGCCGCAAGTGCGCACCCGACTGGGACTCCTCAACACCTGAGGAGTTGGCTGATGCTTTTGAGTATTGGTGTCGGAAGTACATCTACATACGTTTCCCTGGTAAGGGCAAGATTCCGTTTGAGCTTCGCCCTGCGCAGCGTGAGACGGTCGAACTGTGGTTGGAGAATCGCTATACGGTTGCATTGAAGGCCCGTCAGATCGGGTTCTCCACACTGGTGTCGATCTTCTCGTTGTGGCTGTGTTTCTTCTGGGATTCCCGCACCATCATCCTGGTGTCAAAGGGCGAACGTGAAGCACAGCAGCTGCTGACACACGCCCGTTACGCCGTGAAGTTCCTGCCAACCTGGATGCTCAACACAGGCCCGTTGATGCAGATCAACAAGGAACGCATCTTGTTCTCCAACGAGTCCGAGATGGACTCGGCCCCGTCAGCCTCCGACCCCGCCCGTGGACGTACGGCTTTCAAGATTGTGGTTGACGAGTTCGGCCAACTGCCGAACGACGACGACGCATGGGCGTCGATTGAGCCTGTGGCTGACCAAGGTGGTGCCGTCATCATGCTTGGTACGGCCAACGGTGAGGGCAACCTGTTCCATAAGACCTGGGTGGGTTCGAAGGGGACGTGGTCTGACTACGAAGGCAACATCCACCATGAGGGCACGGGACAGAACCAGTTCGCCTCCATCTTTCATGGTTGGTGGACTGGTGGCCGTGACCAGGCTTGGTATGACGCCAAGACTGCGAACATGGAACAGCACCATGTTGCCCAGGAGTACCCGTCGAATCCCGACGAGGCTTTCCTGAAGTCAGGACGCCCCGTCTTTGACATTGACGCACTCCGCAAGATTGTGACGGACGAGCCTGCCTACGGCTGGCTGGACGAACTGGATGTGGAGAAGAAGTTCAACCCAGACGCTTCTGGCCCGCTCGGTCTGTGGGAGCCACCCCTGGAAGGGGAGAAGTACACGATTGGTGTGGACGTTGCTGAGGGCTTGGAATACGGTGACTACTCGTCCTGCCATGTCATCAAGGCGTCCACAGGTGAGGTTGTGGCTACTTGGCACGGCCATATTGATCCTGACTTGTTGGGTACGGATGTGGCTGCGCCTTTGGGGCGCTGGTACAACCGTGCTCTGGTGTTGGTGGAGTCGAACAACCACGGGTTGACGACTCTGACGGCGTTGCGGCGTGAGAACTACAACCCTTTGTATTCTCAGAAGCGGTTGGGGACGAAGGGTACGCCTACGACGCAGGCGATGGGTTGGAGGACGACTGCTTCTTCGAAGCCGTTGGCGATTGACGAACTCAATAAGGCCATCCGTGACGGTGGGATCCAACTGTACTGTTCTCGTACGATTGCCGAGTTGCGCACCTATGTGCGTGACGAGAGGGGCCGTATGCACGGGTCACCTCACGATGACCGTGTCATGTCGTTGGCTATTGCTGCTCAGGGGTTGAAGTACGTGTATCTGAAGCAGTTCCAACCTGAGGGTGTTGGGCCGCTTCCTGGGACGATTGACTGGCACCTGAACATTATGAGGGTGGAAACGCCTGAACCTGGCGAGGAATATGTGGGATCTGGGGCGGTGGCCTAACTTTCGTGAGACAGTCTGGCCCTAAGAGTGATGAGTACGTTCGAATTTGACTGTGCAGAGTGTGGCGAACCTTCTGATGCCGATGTGAACTCCCCCCGAGGACGGGAAGAGTTGTGCTACAAGCATTATGTGAAGGGGATCAAGTTCACGTTCCGTGGACCTCAAGGCGGGAAAGAGTCGTTCCACAACGACACGATCGCCTCAACGGTAGCCAGCATTGAAGCTGGTGCCGCCGAGTCGGGTCGCAAGGTGCGCCCCAAGAACAAGGTCAACGGAGCGTTCATGTGAACAGCCATCGATGGTGTCCTTTCTTGAGGCTCAAACGGTCCTCAACCGCTGACAAGCTGACAGCCGTGCTGTTCGTTTCGTTGTTTGTGCTGGCTGTTGTTGGCGTTCTCTCGTTCTTTGACAAGGTTCCAAGGACATGGGCGGGCATCGAATACATTGTGCCTGCTGTCATCGTGGACGCTGACGGCAACGTGCCTGAGATTGAGGGGCTTCCAGCCCCGTCTGTTGTGGAAACAGAGCGGGACATCCCTGCACAGCTGACACGCATCACGGACTGCGAAGAGTACGAATGCCCAGGTGGAGGGATCCCAACGCTCATTTCTGTGTCGTGGCAGCAGGTTCTCACCGATGGGTCGTTGGCTCAGAACTTCCAAATCCTTGAGGACTTCGAAGTGAGCTTGCAGCAGAACACCGATTACGTGCGGGGCGAGGTGTTCTTCGATACGTCTCAGCTGACACCGTTTGCGGTGCCAGCCGAGGTGCGGGCCTTTGCTCTACAGGAGGATCTGGAAACGTCCGCATGGCGAATCGAAGGCACAGTTCTCGCAGGTGTGCCGAACGCCATTCCAGTAGCGTGGTCGACGGAGGTCATCCACGTTCGTCACGGGCAGGAAGATAGTTGAGTGAAATTGTCTCGTGTAGTAGAAGTAGCCTTGAACGGGGACGCCCCACAGGTCGATCCTGCGGTGCGGCGTACGTTGTATTCGCTTGCGGATTCCATTGACGACTCAAACCGTCAGTTGCGGGATGACTTTCAGGAAGGTCTGAAAGAACTCCGTGACGACAACAAGTCCGTGAAGCACCTGCTGTACGGAACAGCAGCCACCGTGATCTCAGGGGTTGTAGCCACAGTCCTGTCCATCCTGCTTACCAGCTAGGAGCCATTATGAAGAACATTCTTGCGAAGCTCGCACCAGCCAACAAGGCATTCATTGCCGCCATTCTCCCTGTCATCACTGTGTTCATCGCACAGCTGACTGACGCCCTCACGGTCGCAGCCGAAGGCTGGGTCACCACGGTCATCGCCGCTCTCGTCACCGCCGTTGGCGTGTACGAGACGCCGAACGCCGAGAAGGCCCCTGACGCCTGATGGCCGTGTCACACAAGTCCAAGCTTGCACAGCTGAACAGTCAGCTGTCCGATTCCGCTGCATGGCGGGATCGTGAGAAGCACGACCACCTGTGGAAGCGGATGGTCAACCTGTACAAAGGGAAGCACTACAAGACGGAATCGAAGTCCGATCGTGCAGTGATCAACACGGCGTTCGCTACGAAGAACGTCATCGGTCCCTCTGTTGCGGTGAACAACCCGAAGTTCACGATCAACGCCCGCAAGCCCGAAGCGGCTGCGCAGGCGGTTGTGACGGAGCAGGTGTTGAACTATGTGTGGCGCACCTACAAGTATCAGCGTGAGTTCCGCCTTGCTGTGGACGACATGCTCACCGTTGGGCACGGGTGGCTGAAAGTCGGCTACAAGGCGACGAAGCCACCTGAGTCGAAGAAGGCAAACGAGTACGCTGGTGACGATGCCGCAGAGTCTGAGGGCATCGATGACCGTGAAGATCATGAGGGGCAGGTGGAGTCTGAACTCTACGTCCCTTGGGACGAGGATCGCCCCTTCGTGGAGCGTTGCTCGTTCTTTGACATATTCGTTGACCCGCACGCACGTCATCCCAAAGAAATGAAGTGGATCGCTCAGCGAACCCGCCGATTGGTGAACGATGTGCGGGTCGACTCTCGCTATGAGAAAGCAGCCCGTGAGGCTGTCACTGGGTCGACGCATGAGTCGAGCACCACATCGGAACGGGACGGCCGTGACGACGCTGAGATTGCTGACAGCACCAAGGCCAAGTACGTGGACGTGTACGAGTTCTACGACCTGCGCCGTCAGGAAGTGTCGACGTTCATCAAGGGTGCGCAGGAAGGGTTGTTCCTGATCAAGCCGAAGGAGTTGCCGTACCCGTTCGGTCATCCCTTCGTGATGCTCAGGGATTACGAGGTCATTGACCACTTCTACCCGATGGGTGAGTTGGAAGCCATTGAGGTGTTGCAGCACGAGTTGAACACCACTCGTACGCAGATGCTCAACCACCGTTCGAAGTTTGCCCGCAAGTATCTGGTGCATACCGACTCGTTCGATGACAAGGGTATGCGTGCCCTGAAGTCGAATGTGGACAACGAGATGGTGCCGTTCGACGGCCCCATTGAGGACATGGGCGCCGCAGTACAGGCGATGCCTGTCCAGGGCACCCCTCCTGACTTCTACAACCAGTCGGATCTCATCCAGTCGGACATTGACCGCATCTCTGGTGTGTCCGATTACATGCGTGGCAACGCTGCTGAGGTTCGTCGTACGGCCACAGAAGCAGCCATGATTCAGGACGCCCAGAACGCACGGGCCTCTGACAAGCTGTCGCATATTGAGATGGCTCTCGCTGAGATCGGTGAACGCCTCATTCAGCTGATGCAGATGTACATGACTGGTGAGCACGTTGTGCGCATTGTTGGCATGTCGCAGCCCACTTGGGTGAAGTTCGATTCGGACTACATCCAGGGTCAGTTCGACTTTGAGGTTGAGGCTGGGTCTACGCAGCCGAACAACGAGTCGTTCCGTCAGCAGCAGGCCATGTCGCTTGTGGACGCAATTGCTGGTCTGATGCAGATGGGTGCGCAGATCGATGCGAACATGGTGGCACAGAAGGTGCTGCGTGACTTCGGGATCAAGGATCCCTCGTCGTATCTCGCAATGGATCAAGGTGGCATGGGGCCAGAGGGCGCTGAAGCGCCTCCTGGACCTGATGGTCAACCTATGCCTCCTGGTATGCCTCCACAGGCAGGTCCAGGTGGAATGCCCGCTGGAGCAGGCCCTGAGGCCGCTTTGGAGGGTTTGCCACCAGAACTCTTGGCCCAAATGGGCCAGGCTTGAGACACTTTGTCTCTATATATGAAGAGCAACCCTAGGAGGACTCTTGGAAACCGAATTTGATGCCCCAACGGATGTTGAGGCGATAGTTGAAGATGTTGCCCCCGAAGTTGAAACTGTCGAAGGTTTCGATGAAGGACAAGGCGAGGTCGACAGCGCAGCGATTGAACCCCCAACGAACATTCTGAATCTGGATGAGTACAGCGACTATCACGTCGATCTGGGTAACGGCGAGTACATGCTTGCTTCAGAGTTGAAGGGTGGAGGGCTACGACAGTCCGACTACACCCGCAAAACTCAGGAAGTAGCAGAGCTTCGCAAGAGCCTTGAGCGTGCAGAGACGTTGGACCGCTCCTTGCAGGTCAACCCTCAGGGAACCTTGGAGTATCTGGCACAGCAGCATGGTCTGACAATTGCTCAGGCCCAGCAGGTTGTGCAGCAACAGCAGGATCAGGACGATTATTGGGGGGATGCAGGTGGACAGCCCGCAATGGATCCCACGGAACAGCGACTGGCAGCTATTGAGGCCCGTTACGAAGCCGAGGAAGCAGAGCGAGAAGTTGAATCTGTGTTCAATCGTTTGGAGGCGAAGTACGGAGAAGATTTCAACCGTCAAGAGGTGTCTCGTGCAGCTGTAGCTGCTGACATCTTTGACCCGAACAAACTGGAAATGGTCTTCCAAGGTCTTGCATACCAAAAGATGCAAGCTGCGAAGGGTCAGGCCCAGGCGACAGCGGCGCAACAGATTGCGGCGCAGGAGCAGGCACGACGGCAGGCGGCAGCGGAAGCTGCGCAGGCAACGGGTGCTTCGGGTGGTGCGGTTGGAGCAGAAGCTCCCTCGACGCCTTCTCGTAACTTGACAGTCCGTGAAGCAGCCGAGATGGCGTGGAATCAACTCCATCCCGATGGCTGAGCGGCAACCAAACTTCTAGTTTCCTGAGGAGGAAGCATCATGGCGAACAACGCCACTCGTAGCTCAACCTGGGACGACCTTCTGTCGACCACCCTTGAAAATGTCCGTGACTCCCTGGCCGATCAGGTCTGGAACTCCCGCCCCCTGCACGCCTGGCTGTTCAAGAACGGTCGGAAGCGCATGGTCGACGGTGGTGTCGAGATCGTGGAGCCGCTCGTCTATGCTGGTGGCAACACTGGCTGGTACGGAGCCACTGACACGCTGGAGATCGCACCCAGCACTGGCATCACTGCCGCCTCGTTCCCGTGGGCCTCGCACTACGGATCCGTGTACATCACGGGCCGTGAGAAGCTCCAGAACAACGGCAAGGAGCAGATCATCAACCTTCTGGACGCCAAGGTCATGCAGACCAAGGAACAGATGAATGATGACCTGAGCGCAGCGGCTTACGCCGATACGCCTCTCACTGCTGATGTCATGTACGGCATCGGTTTCCTCATCAACGACGCAGCTGGCGACATCGCTGGCGACGGCGCTGCCTCCGTTGGTGGCATCAACTCCACCGACGAATCTTGGTGGCAGTCAGTTGTCAAGGACGGCACTCCGACCACTGGTGACTACGGTGCTGCTGGCCTCAATACGGGCGAGCTTGTCCGTAAGGCCATTCGTAGCGCACGCAACGAGGCCAGCGATGCTGGCAACGACCGTGCGGATGCGGGCTTCACCGACCTCACCACCTACGAGGCTGTCGAAGACAGCTTCACCACCAACGTCCGATACGAGGACGTGGACTCGGCGAACGCAGGCTTCGAAAACATCGAAGTCAGCAAGATGCCGCTGTTCTGGGACTTCGACTGTACTGCCGCCACTGTGTTCGGCATCAACAGCAAGTACCTCCAGGTGGTCGGTCACAGCGACCGTTTCATGTCGCAGACGCCGTTCACGAAGAACCCGACCGACACGGCTGCGAACGTGAGTGGTGCTTCGATCAGCGGCGTGAAGGATGGGCAGTACTCGCTCATCACCTCGTTGCTCCAGATGACGACTCGTAACCGTCGTCGTCACTTCCGTATCAACGCTGTTTCTCTCTGATTCAGTGACGGTTTGAGTTGGGGGGAGGGGTCGATCCCCCTCCCCCCGCCTCATGTCTAAGGAGATTTGAATGTCGCAATTTCGTCCAGTTGGCCGCATGGGCAACGCCAAGCCCGCCAACCAGCAGTTCCGCAGGTCCGTTTCTGGCCCGCCTCCTGCTCCTGCCAAGCCTGATCGCACTGGACGTTGCGAAGCAAACGAAGACACATGCAAGGCGTACGCCAAGAAGGGCGGCACGCTTTGCGCAGGCCATCAGCGTTCTGTTGACAAGGTAGAGGAAGAGGTTGCGGATGAAGAGGGATGAGCTTGTAGACGCAATCCGATTGCAAACCGACCTTGATGAACAGGACGTGCCGTTGGGTACAGCTACGCTGTTCCTGACGGAAGCGTTCTATCGGACGGCGGCTTTGAGCCGTCGTTGGAAGCTGTACGAAGCCGACTGGTCTTACACGATTGCTGAGGATGCAGAGTCCCTCACGTTGGACTCCGACATCGGTGAGATCCGCTCCGTTGTTGTCACCGACAGCAACACCCGTCTGATCTACGCAGATCACGATTTGGTGAAGGAAACGGCTTCGCAGTACGCTGCTTCGTCCCCGCTGTTCTTCTCGCTGTGGGCTGGCGAAATGTACATTTGGCCCACGGTCGATGCTGACACTGCGATTGGTGTGTCAGGTTACCGCAAAGCTGACATTGCTTGGCTGTCCGATCCTGCCCTTGAGGCGGATCTGGACCCACGGCTCCACATCCCCCTGTTCCACTACGCTGTCTCTCTTGCGTACGCACAGCAGGAAGACCCCGAGTTGGAGATGCAGTACCTCCAGCGGTGGCAGGTGCAGGTCAACGAGTTCAAGGACGACATCCTCAAACCACATATGTACGCACCCATTGTGCTCAATGGTGGTATGGATCAGTACTGATGGCCCGTACCCAACTTCTTCCGATTCGTGACTTCACTGGTGGCCTGAACCTTCGGGCCGACCCGTTCAACCTTGGCGACAACGAGTCGCCTGAGATGTTGAACATGGAGATCGACAATCGTGGTGGGTTCAAGTCCCGTGACCCGTGGACCGACTTTGCCCTGGTGCCCGAAGGGGGCACCTGGGATCCTCGCTCCATGTACGCCCATATGAAGGGCAACGCTTCGGAAACCTTGTTCCTCACGAACGAGGGCGAGTTGTGGATGAAGCTTGCGGGTGGTGCTTTCATCAAGCAGGCAGGGTCGTATGTTGGCGACCCGCACGACGCCGATTTCGCTTCGTGGAAAGACGACGTGTACATTGCGGCTGGGAAGTCTGTGGACGCCTACCGTTACAACGGGGCTTCCGATCTGCTCACGAAGTTGGACGATCCGTCGGGGGCTGGTGACTGGTCTGATGATGTGTTGCTCCCTGAGGCGAACACGATGCCTCGCAGCGAGTTCGTCACATCGCATGATGGTCGCCTGTGGTGTGCTTACACCAACGAGGCTGGGCAGGACTACCCGCACAGGGTGAGGTTCAGTTTCTCGAATGATCCTGACGCTTGGTCGTCGTTGGATTACTTCGATTTCCCTGAGGGCAACGGCCCGATCACTGGGATCATCCCGTTGAACGATCACCTGTTGATCTTCTTCCCTTCGACGGTCTTCGCCTTGTACGGCTCTGACCTTACGTCGTTCCAGCGGGTTGATGCGTCGAAGACTGTTGGTGCTGCGAACCGTCAGTGCATTGCCCGTTCTGAGAACGAAGTGTATTGTGCGTCGTGGCCTGAGGGCGTCTACAGGATCACTCCTGGGACGGTGGATGAGATGACTTCGGCGTTGCGTCCTGTGTTTCAGTCGTCGTCGTTCAATGCTGATACGGACAAGCAGTGGTTGTCATGGTCGGAGCGTCGTTTGTGGTGGACGGTGCCGTATGACAAGGCTGGTGCCCCGTCTGGGGCGAAGACGGTGTTTGCGTATGATCCGCTGATTGAGGCTTGGACGATGCATCGTGCGGCTGACGGCGAGGCCGTCGCCCCGATTGTTTCGTCGCAGTCTGCGAACGGCACGGTGGGGTGCTCTCGGGCGAACCCGACGTTGTTGCAGTTCACATCGGTTGAGGGCGCTTCCGACACCATCAATGGTGTCGAGTTGGACATCGATGCGTATTTCCGTACACGTTGGATAAATGCTGGCATGGAGACGGTGAAGAAGCGTTGGCGTCGTCCTGACATTGTGTTGAAGGAGAACGAGTCGCCGTATGAGGTGACGTTGTTCGTGTTCCACGATTATGAGGAGTCGAACGCACGCCGTACGAAGACGTTCATGGCTGGGTCTGAGGGTGCTGGCGGGGTGTGGGAGACTGACCCTGAGTGGGATGGCACTGATGAGTCGTTGGATACTCCTGGTGCGTTGTCTGCGTGGGATGAGGTCGAGGATCCTGATGAGGCTGGTTGGGGTGCTTCGGCTATCGGGTCTGTCATTGAGCGGTCGTCGGGCCTTGGGTCGGCGGCTGCGGTCCAGTTGGAAATTCGGGCTGAGGCTGGCGTCCCGTTCAGCGTTGGTGCAATAGTCTTCAAGTACGTTCTTCGGAGGATTCGATGAGCTTTGTGATGCCAAATACCATTTCGAATGGTGCTACTCGTGATGCTCGCCCTGTGCAGGCGAACTTCACGGCGATTACTTCTGCGTTGCAGAACGATTATCTGCGGGGTGATGGGTCGGTTGCTGCGACCACAACTATCACTGCGTCGGCTACGCCGACTGCGGACGCACACCTTGTCAACAAGGCGTACGCCGATGCGTTGATTCCTGCTGGTGTGATCACAGCCTACGGTGGCGCTGCGGCTCCTTCTGGTTGGGCGTTGTGTTTGGGTCAGGCAGTGTCGATTGCTGACAACCCCGATTTGCACAATGCCATTTCGAACCTGTATGGCTCGGACACTGGCACCCAGTTCTTTCTGCCTGATTTGCAGTCACGGTTCCCTGTTGGCAAGGGCACGGCGGATTGGTCGAATGCTCTGAATGAGACTGGCGGCGATGCTGATGCGGTTGTGGTGGAACACAACCACGGTTCGGGCACGATTTCTGCCGAGTCGGATGGCACCCACGATCACGATAACCAGTTGCTCATGGAGGGCAAGGCTGACGGTTGGACCGTTCAGACGACTGGTTCGGATGATGGTGGCAACCGTTCTGGTGATGCGAATCACACCATCTCGGATGATGGTGCTCACACTCACTCAACGACTGGTTCGACTGCCGATGAGGGTGTTACTGGTGTTGAGGCCAACTTGCCTCCTTACATCACGCTGAATTACATCATTCGGCTCGGATGAGACAGATCGGGGTATAGGTAATGGATTCCAAATACACGTCGAGTTTCAACCGCAGTGTGCGGGGGGTAAACGACGACTTCGCTGCAAAGCGTACAGCTAACACGTTCAGTCGTGGGCTGTCTCAGCGGCGAGGTCAGCGTGGCATTGCTGACGCTGGCCGACAGTTTCGTCGGTCGGTGCCTGGACTCCAGCAGAACTATGCGGGTCGTGGTATCGCCAACTCTGGTGTGTATAAGCGGGCGTTGCAGAACCACACTGGCGATTACACACGGAACTTGGGAAGGATGCAGGAAGATTTGGATTCGAATGCTTTCCAGTTTGATCTGAATGACAGGGGCCTTGTTGCTGAGCGTGACAGGATTCTTCGTGACATGGACTTGAGCAAGGCACAGACCATTTCGTCTACTGCCCAGAATATTGCGGCGTTGAAGCCGTACATGAGTTGAGGAGTACATCATGGTAGCACCTGGAGATCGACCACGAACCGACGCTGACCGACGTGCGGGGCGAGGCGGCGCAGCCCGCACACGCCGTGTACTCCCCAGTGGACCTGGCTCGGCCCTGCACCGTGCCCGTAACGGTGGCGCTACTGGCCGTTCGGCTGGTTCGGACTACAGGGGCGACTCGGTGCGCCAGTTCAACAACACTCCTGGCATGACGGACAGGTTCCTGGCTTGGGATGATGAGCGTCAGGCACGTAAGGCAGACGAGAACAGCAACTTCCAGAACCCCTCCCCCACCAACAACTACAACGGTGGCGGGGGTCGTGGCCGTGGTGGTGGCGGCGGTGGCGGCGGTGCCGCTGCTGCTGCGAAGTTCAAGGGCTACTACGAGCAGATCATCAAAGCTCTCAGCCAGATGCCAGGTCAAGGCCCAGACACGATGACGCCCCGTATCAACACAGCTGTGGACGCAGATCTTGCTTCGGCACGTGGCGCTTACGGCAACGTCAATGAGGCCACATCGAACCCGTACCTCGACTTCCAGGCGCAGGCCACCCAGGTTGATCCTGGTACGGCTGCGATGATGCAGGCGCAGGGCATGGGCGGTGAAGCCGCTCTCGCTCAGCAGCAGCAGGCGCAGCACGGTCTGAACACGATGGCTGATCTGTGGTCGAACTACGGGCAGGCACAGGCCGCTGATCAGACGGCTGCGAACGACAGGTTCAACAGTGGCATCCAGTCCGATCTGGCTGGGGTCGAAGCGGACCTGGGCGGGCAACGCTCAGCGTTGCTCGCAGCTTCTGGTGCCCAACGTGAGCAGGATAAGAAGGCATACGAGATGAAGAAGTTCGAAGCGATGCTTCAACTTCTGGGCACTGGCTACCAGTCTGGTGTTGACATTTCGGGCTACGACTTTGGAGGGGTGCTGGGATGAGCCAAGAGGGCGAAGTCATTCAACACATTGACCCGATCACGGGTCAGCCCATCATTCTGGAGTACAGTGTGTCGAGGGGTTGGCAACCTGTCGACCTTGGCACCCTGTCAGGCAACCTGAACTACAGCCAGGATCTGTTGGGCACTGGCATGGATCCTGCGGCTGGTGTTCTCAGCGGCAACTACGATCAGTCGCAGTACGCACCTGTGCAGATCAACGCACCTGAGCAGCCGTCCACCCCGACCATTGGTCTGTGGGCGAACAGTGGCGACGAGTTGAAGTCGTTGTGGGTCACACGCCTCCAAGAAGGTGCGATGCCTTACGAGATCATTCAGGAGTCCATTGCGGGCGGGCACCTGCCCGACCCTCTGACGGACGAGAATCCTGAGGCTGCGCAAGCGCAGATTGATGCGGTCACAGCTGATCTGACGAACGCACGCCAGGAGGTGTACGAGACTCAGCAGTATGAGACTGCGATGCAGAACCCTGAGTACGCTCCGAACCCAAACTCGCAGCGGTTCACGAACGCTGGTTTGCCTGATCCGTCGCAGCAGTACACGGATGAAGAGTTGAACCCTCTGTTGCCTTTCGCTTTGGAGAAGGGTGCGCAGGGTTTGGATCAGGTGGACGACTACAACCAGTGGGCGAGTCGTGGTGCTGTGGAGCATCAGATCCGCAGGCAGGCTGAGAAGTATTCGATGCCTGATTCGAACACGGCTGGCGAACCTCGTGAGGACGGCTGGTACAACGTGGGCGAAGAGGGTTCTCGTCTGGAGCGCCTTGGTGGCGCTCTGTACGGTTCTGCCAACGAGCTTGCTGACCTGGATCTGTCTGGGCTGGCAGAGGATCCGAACTCGTGGCTTGCGAAGAAGGCGGGCGGTGCTGTCAACTCGTTGGTGGGTTGGGCCACCGATCGTCCCGAGGAAGAAGGCGAGCCTGAGAGCGGTTCGCTGTCTGGTCTGTGGGGCAGCAACGGTCGTATCGCTGACATCATCCGCCACAACGCTTACGGCGGGTTGGATCGGGCTACTGGCGGTGACGGTCATGGTGGCGGTCGTCAGGCTTCTGGTGGTCGCACTCCTGGGATGCGTTCGGAGCAGTATTATCAGCAGAAGACGCAGGAGTCCCGTGATCGGGGCAACTCGGCTTACGACGGATGGATGGATGCGGTCAAGGCTCGTCGGTCACAGAACGCAACGAACAGGCTGCGACAACAGGTTGGTACGCCAACCCAGAATGCTCTTCGGGCACGGATGGGACTCTGAGTAACAAGATGGCACGAAACTCTGAACTGGAAAACTTCTTCGCACAGAGGCGGGGTGGATCCAACGTATACGGTGGGCCACCTCAGCGTCAGGCTCCCGCCCCTCGCCCCTATGTGGGGTCGGATGGTGCTGGGCAGGGTCGAGGTCAGCAGTCGGCTGCACAGCTTGCTCTGACTGGCGGTAACCCTGTTGGTCAGCCGAAGCAGTCTGGTGGCGGCGGTGGCATTTCGTTGGGCAACATTGTTGGCAACAGTGTTGGCGCTCTGGGCAAGGGCGTTTCGATGGGGTTGAAGGGTGTTGTCAACTTTCAGGAAGAGTTCGCCAAGGCCGTTCCCGACTTCTTGGAAGTCGCTCAGCCCTTGTCGATGCTTGTGGACGAAGACAAGTCTCGTGAGGACGACCGTGGCTTGCTGGAGAAGTTGAATGACGTTGATTACGGTTACGGGCAGATCACTCATGACACTGGCAACAAGTGGGTTGACCGTGGTATTGGTTTGGCTGGCGACATCATTCTTGACCCGTTGACCTATGTGGGTGGGGCGGCTACAAAGACTGCGAAGTTCACTGGTGGTAAGGCTGGGCGTCAGTCGTTGGCGTTGAAGTTGCAGCGGTCTGGTGCAGCGCCTGATGTTGTTGACTCTGCGGTGAAGTACGGTCCTGCTTATCTGGATGATGCTGCCCGTGAGATTGGCGGCATTGGTCCTGCTGGTGTGTACTTCGGTTTGGGTGCGCAGGGCAAGAAGTTGCCTGGCACTGCGAAGCTGGGCCGTGGCCTTGAGAAAGGTATGGCGAAGGCTCGTAACGCTACGGGCGGTGCTTACGGCCGTAAGGTTGCTGACGGCAAGGCTGCGAAGCTTCGTGTGACTCCTGAGTTGGAGCGGGCGA